GATTAACATACAAATGGAAACCCACACTACCTATCAAGAACAAGTGTCAATTCAGTTGGTATTGTGATGGTAAGAGTGATAAGGCAAGAGAAAAGAAAGCATGGGATGTTGCATTAAAAGTTGCTAAAGGTGTATACTATGGCAACCTAGATGATTTTGTCGAGGGTGCAACACATTACCATGCCTACTACGTTAACCCAAGTTGGGCAGAAACAAAGACTTATATAACTAGAATAGATGACCACATATTTTATAGGTGGGAAAATGAAAGGAGAACAAAATGAAAATCTATAAGTTAGTAAATGTACTAGGTGCATTAAATGATACAGGAAAATTAGCTAGTGATATGTATGAGCTAGGTAAAAAAAGATACTACTCAAAAGAACATCAGCAAGAGATACCTGTATCTGAAATGGACTTTCAGCATATGGTTAGAGCATTCGTAAAGTTATCTAGCCAATAGGAAAGAAAGCGAAGAGATTATACTCTTGAGGAGTTAAGAAAAGAAAAAGATAATGCAGTTAATGAGGGTGTACATCTTGCTAATGTAGTTGAAAGCCTTAAAGAAGACATAGAGGTTTACAAAACACAACTAGCCAATAATGATACACAAGAGTATCACAATCTACATGGCAAGATAGATAAACTTGATGCTATCATTGAAGAGAAAGATGACATAATAAAAAAGTTATCTGAAGAGAATGAGCATTATAAAAAAGCATACCATGATGCCATGCAATTTGGAGGAGCTAGATATGTATTCGCTGAGATACCTAACAACGAGTATGGTAAAAAGTTAACTAGAGGTATGAAAGTATATCTTAACCACGATTCATACACCATGAGAGTGCGAGGGCAACACATCAAGCCTGAGTTAAAAGGTACAGGTGCTACCTCTTGGGGTCAAAGCATAGAACAATCAACACATCTAAGAGTTTACATAGACAAAAAATAGGAGATAAAAATGGCAATACAAAGAGACCAACTAGCGACTAGTGATACAACTAAAGTAAACAACATAGACTGTATAGAACTAGATAGCCTAATCAAAAAGCATAAAGTTATAGAAAATTTAAAAGATGGTATAGCTGATGGTTTATTGCATGGAGAAAGGGATGATAATAAAACACATTACTATTACAAGATAGGCTATGACTATGGTTGTACTATGTTTGATATGCTAGGCACAAATGTATGTAGAACTAGGATAAAGGATGGAACAGAGAATGACTAAAATAGTACATGACACATGGCAACTGATTATGAATCATCAGCGTAACCCATTGAAATATATACCTGATTTAAATACTAGACACATGGTTATGCAAGTGTTAGCATGGATGTGGTGCATAGTTTTTTCTATGTACTTTGGTAGTATGTGGGTGTTTGGCATAACTGCCATTGCCCATGTATTTCTAATAGGTGCTATTGTTTTAACTGTAGCTACGTTTGAAACTGCAAAGAGAAAGCCTACATTCTTTTTGAAGAAAGGCTATCATACACCAAGCAGAAGTAGGTATATGTATTACAAAGGCAAGAGAATTAAGTATGACGATAACGACAAAGGTGGAGAACATGAATGAAAGGAACAGGAGAGGAGATATATCTGAACTACAAGTTGCTACTCACTATTTAGAGAATGGATATGAAGTGTTTAGAAATGTGTGTAGTACAGGTTTAATAGATTTAGTTGTTGTTTGCCCTAAAACAAAACAAGTTTTTTTGTATGATGTAAAAACAATGACTGAATACAAAAGAGTAGACAATGTAGCACATATATATGCTAACCCTACATCAGAAGAGCAAAGAAAGTTTGGTGTAGAAACAGTAGCTTTATATAAAGACAAAATATATACAGACCCAATTAGAATAAAGGAGAGAGTAAAATGTGGCATAGAATAGCAGATTTTTTTAACGTAGAGTATCATAAAAAGTATGGCGAGGGTACAAGGTTTGACCTCGATTATGGTAAGCTACTGATAATAGCATTGTGTATTTATATAGCTATAAAGGTGTAGTTATGTATCCCAACAATGATGCTATAGTTGTACTACTAATAAGTGCAATAGTAGTATTATACTTTTCATGTTACATAGGAGTTTGATATGGCAAAAATAACAGTTAAACAACTAGTAGATGAATACTATAAGTCTAGTGATTACAGTATGTTAGCCTATAAAACTAAAGTAGATTATTCAAATTGTTTAGACCGGATGTTAAACACTAAAGTAAATAAAAACTTTATTTGTACAACTAAAGCTGATAAACTAACAGGTGCTATGGCTAGACAATCATATGAAGTGTGGCTAAAACGTGGCATTTATATGGCTAACCATATTGTCGCATCATCTAGGAAAGTGTATTCATTTGGAATGGAGATGGGTTATGTTGAATATAATCCATTTTCTACTTTTAAATGTAAGACTAACAAGCCAAGAAAGGTTGTTTGGACAAGAGAACAGATAAAAAAACTACTTGACTTTTGTTATAGCGACTTCAAGTACAGAAGTATAGGTTTAATTGTGCAAATGTCCTATGAATGGTGTCAAAGAGTAGGAGATATGAGGCTACTTAAGTTTGAAAGCATAGATTTTAACAATGGTGTATTAAATCTTGAGCAATCTAAACGAGGTGCAAGTGTTAGTCTTCCAATTAGTGAAGATTTATTTGAAATGTTACAAGAACAGAAAAGAGATTATGATTTTCAAGAATATGTTGCACCTGTACCAAAGGCGATTAGAAGCTCGTACAACCCATATACTCTTCATAGGCTATCCATAGTGGCTAGAAAGGTAATCAGGCTCTGTGGACTTCCTAATGAGCTACGAATCGCTGATTTAAGACGAACAGGTACTACAGAGATGGTTGAAGCAGGAGTTTCAATGGGTCAAATTATGTCAGTTACAGGTCATGCAAACCCACAGTCAGTAAAGCCTTACATGAAAAATACACTTGACTCTGCAAAAAATGCATTGACAACTCGAAAAAACTATGGTATAAGCATATTAAGTGCCACAGGGAAGTGATACATATATGAGTATATATACATATATAAATGATTTACATTTAAGTGTAGGAGAAAGTAAAAGATTAAACTGTCCTAATTGTAATGGCTATAAAACTTTTAGTGTTACAAATAATATGGGTAATCTTTTATGGAACTGTTACAAAGCATCCTGTAGATTGTCAGGGTCAAAAAGAATACACTTATCTGTAGATGACATTAAATCATCATTAGAATTAGTTAAACAACTAGATGATAAATTCACTATGCCTGAGTTTGTGGTACATCATGGTTATAGACGAGAGGTCATGGATTTCTGTGAGCTTTGGGAACTAGACTGTGATAAATTGAATCTACACTACGATATAAAAGATAAGAGGGTGGTGTTTCCTATCAAGGAGAATGGTGTGATTGTTGATGCCATAGGCAAAGCAGTTACACACAGACTTCCTAAGTGGAAAAGATATGGAAAAAAGAACTTGCCTTATTATTTTGGTTGTGGTAGTGTAGCAATCGTAGTTGAGGATTGCATTAGTGCTACTGTTGTAGGTAGTGATGTTTTTGTAGGGGTAGCTGTGTTGGGAACATCATTAAGCGAATCACACAGGCAGTATCTATCGCAATTCTCGACTGTGATTATAGCACTAGACCCTGATGCAATGCCCAAAACACTAGCCTTTGCAAAAGAACTAAGAGGTCATGTGCCTGATGTAAAAGTTTTAAGATTGAATGACGATTTAAAATATAGGAATGAAGAAGACTTAAATAACTTATATACCCTAACCCCAAAGGAGAACCAACATGGAACTATCGTTAATTAGAAGTTTAATGGACAAACCATTCTATGATGAACATAGAGGTGCTAAGTGTCCTGATAGATTGTTTAGCAAAGATGTGAGAAAGATAAAGCAATCTATTGATAAGGCAATGTCAACATATGAAAGAACAGTAACACCTGATGAGATTGAAGCCTTGTTTATATCAAGCAATCCATCAATGACTACTGCACAGAAACAAGCCTACTTGGATTTGTTTAACAGAATAAAAAAGGAGAAGCCACTTGGAGAAGACGTTGCACAAGAAGTATTGTCTAAGTTATTTCAGCAAGTTGTTGGCGAAGACATTGCTAATATTGGCTTTGATTATGTTAATGGTAATCAATCCTCTCTTGAACCCATTAGAAATATTCTTGAATTATATGGAGATGATTTTACACCAAATCTTAACATAGAATGGGATGACATGAGTTTGGAAACTTTGATATCCAAGAATAGCTTGGAAGCTAAGTGGACATTCAACATACCTGCCTTGACTAGAAAAGTAGAGGGAGTTTCTGCAGGACATTTGATTGAAGTAGGTGCTAGACCAAACACAGGTAAGACATCATTTCATGCATCACTTGTTGCTAGTACAGGTGGCTTTGCACATCAAGGTGCT